TTCAGAATATCTAACTGATTTTCCTAAGTAATTGTCTAATGTTGATTTTAAGCTCATAAAAATCTTTTTAATATAAATATATCGGTTATGTGTTAAATTATGTTAATGTTGAATGTAAATGATTGGAACGCTGGAGGTATTATATTGTTGGGGTCAGCAAATGAGTTTGGCGATAAAGCCAATAAAGATATTTTTGACTCAACTGACGATATCTGATTAAATTCAACATCATCGTTCATAGTTTGTTTTATAATATTTAAAATATCAGTACGATTAACACTAAATGATTGTTTATTAGAACTAACATAAGATGCCAAGTCATTTGAGAATTCTCCTTCAGCCACGACAAAATCAAATGTTGTATTGTTTGGTCCCTCCGCTTTTTTAATTGCTCTCCAAGTCCATTCAGTTTGACCTGATAATATATCCCAAAGACCCGCGTCCGGGTTAATTGTAACCAATAACGAATTAGTACTACCATTAGAATTATATGTGATTGACCCATTCATAACTAATGGGCCTGTTTGTTGTGGTTGTGTGTTGGCATTTAAAGGAACACCTGGTACTGATGTTGGTGGTTGTGGTTCGGTTTGCAATGGATTATAAGTAAAAAGATTTGAACTTATTACATTACCATTAATACTTCTAATAACTATTGGATTTTGTTGAAGATTTGTTAACCCATTATTATTATAAGGCACAATAACATTTAAATTTGTACTAGCATTAATTGTAAACTCAGTCGTTGTAACATTATTAATAGTTATTCCGGTCGTAAGTTCTAAGTCAGTTCCAACAATACTTAATATTGTTTGTTTAGTACCCGTTAATGGTGAGAATGAAATTATTGTTGGAATAGGACAAACAGGTGTTGATGATGGTGTAGTATTCAAGTTATTTGGAACTGGAGTTACGCCAGCATTTACATTTATATTAAGAGTGAGTGTGTTTTTAGTTGAAAGTCTTAGGTCTTGTGTGGCAGAAGCATCTAATTTAGCATCCGCAGCACTCTTAAATGCATCTTGGAATGTTTTACTTAATTGTGTAAACTCACTCACTTCTTTTGAATCAAAATACTCTTCCGTAACACTAGGGTTAGACCAATAACAAGCATAATATTTAGTAATACCTAATCCAGTATCACCATAAATTCTATCAATATCAGTTGTTAATGATGAAATCATAAAATCAAGAAACTTATCAATTGATTCAAAAATTGCAATAGGTTTAGAAACTTTACCGTTTAATTTTTGAACGTCAACACAGGCACTTTTTCCAGGAACAAAATAATCACTTCTACTATAATAATCTTTAGTTAATTCTATTATGGCGTAATTATTATTATAACCATTAAATGTTTTCCCTTTGAATGTTTTAACATAACAAATCATATAGATTAAAAGTTGTAATCTAGGGTTTGATGTCTTTGCTTTAATCGCATCCACTAATTGTGTTGGATTTAATGATGTACCTAATGTTGTTACAAAATCACCATAACTGATATAAGCAGGAACCAAACCATTAATACAACTATTTGTTGCAGCAGCAACATTATTTCCTGTTTGTTGTATTTGAGCAGCTTTATTAATTTCAGTAATCCTTTCACTAACCGTACTGTCTTTTTTAACTTTTAATAATGACTCAATTTGTGTTAATAAATTTTGATTAACACTTTGTAAATAATTATCAATCGCAGGCAAATCATAAATTCCTTGTCTGATACCCGAAAAACTAGTTTGGAATATACCAGGTTGTACCGTATGTTTAACTTCTGTAATTAAATAAGGTCCATTAAACAATGGAACGTGTCTTAAATTAAAATACATTGTTGGTTGAATTAACGCATTTCCCATTGAAACAACTTGACAAGTATAACTTCTTTGTTTGTAGTAATTATAAATGCCAACATTTTGAGTTGTACTATTTCTTCCATTAGCTTGGTTGCTCATATCTAATTCAGCCAATATCGACTCTGAAGTTGCTTTACCACTATCCATTGAAACGTTAAATGAATAAAATATATTTTGATTTCTAATACCCAAATCAACATTAAATCCAACACACCTATTTGACAACGCATAATCGCTTTTATTTTGCCAATCTTCCATTAACGGATTATCTGAAGCTCGTCTCATCTCAAACGCATCATCTCTATATCTAGAATTACCCTCAGGTAAATCCAAATATTGTGATGGAAGGCCAGTATAAAAACAAACCATTTTTGGTGTTGATTTTCTATAGTCAACATCTAAAAATGTTCCCCACATATTATCCGCAAACTTTAACGAACCTTCTTTGTTTTGTGATATTGTTGTACCATCAACTTCTTGAATATTATAAAAGTTAACATAAGAAGGTAATGGCATAACATTAAACTTATTGTTAATCAACATACTACTTAAAAAAGTAAAAACACTCATACGTAAATTCAACGCTTTGTTATTTTCTACATCACCAAAAGCGTCTCTAAGAGCAAAAATATCAATAATAATAGTATCCCCAATATTTCTTGATGCTCTATCTAAAAACATAAAGTCCTCAAATAATGTTTTACTTTTATAATCAGAACCCGCAATCCACTTATCATTTAATGCTTTAAAGACTTCATAATTCTCAACTTTACTTTGTTGTCCATCAATAACACTCTTAATTGTTTTTTCAGGTAATTGGTCTTGATTAGGTAATTTATCTCTTACTTGTGTTAGTAATGTATTCAATAAATCGTTTTGAAAATTTGCAGTTTGTTGTAAATAACTTTGAATTGTTTGTTTAAACCCATCACTTGTTATACTTGGAGAATATAATTTTTGTGTGGCATACATCTTAACTAAAGGAGCACATAATGTAATATTTTGGGTATTGAATCCAATATTATTATCAATAAAGAAATCAGTTATGTACGAACCACTATCACTATAAATTAAATTTTGAATTGTTGAAAATCCGACTTCAGTTTCTAATGTTGCCCATTGTTGTGGATAAGATAATTTAGATTGTTCTAAAGTTATTGTTCCTCCACCAGGTAATGTATTAAAAACATAAGGGTCAAATTGAATTGGGTCAACAACAGTTGGTGTTGTTAAATTTTGTGATAAAAACGAATTAAATATTCTTCTTTTATAGTTTGCAGGATTACCATACTTTAATAGAACATCATACTCTAAGAAAGACTTCATCGTATTAGTAAAGACTCCTAATTGATTTTCAGCTAACACATTAAAATATTCCTCGTTTGTTGTTGTTGATTGTTTTGTCGTAACACTCATCAAACTTCTAAAAAGATATTGGAAGTTTTTATAAACAGCGTTAATATCAACAGGTGAAACACCAATTGCTACTTGAACTTGTGGACCTAAATCAATATCCGCAATAGGTTTACAAAAGTTTAAAAACTCTTGTTCCAATTTATCTAAAATACTTCTATCAAATACAGAAAAGATTTCCTCTATTTTACTATATTCATCACTCGATAATAATGTGAATGGAGCTTGACTTGATGTGTTTGGTAATATTTTATTAACATATGAATCAGGTTGTGGTTTTACAACTTGATTGGCATCGAAATAACCATAGTTTGGTGTTGACCACAATAATCTAACAGAACCATTATACATAGATTCGTTATTTGTTAAATCAACTTTGGTTGCTCCATTTGAAACGCAATTTAATTCGGCTTGATTTGCCAAAACTGAACCAAATGATGGAACAACAAAATATTTTGGTCCTGTAACCGCAATTGATGGTGGTACCTCACAGGGTTCACTACTCGTAGTTGGGTCTTCAATATTATCTGGTAGAATTACTGACCAAGTTTGAAAATTAAGTGTTGTGTTATTTTGTGTTGCATTAAAATTAGAATCATCAAAGTTATAAACTTTCATACCTTCATTAACACTCTTCTGTATTTCTTTGTCGGTGTAATTCACATATAAATCATATCCCTTATAAAATACGTTAAAGTCATTAATAACTTTAGGGAAAAATCCTGTTTGAATTTTAATGTTTGAGGTAGTTTGTTCTTGTAAAGTTATTTGTTTAACACCGTCAAATGTAAACTCATATGTCTTTGTTTCGGCACTTGTAATAGGGTCAAAGTTTTCTTTGTAGTTAAAGTTTTTCCAAGCGGAATCAATAATATCAACACCTTGTTCTTTATATGTTTTATATCTATACCAAACAGAACCTAATTTAAGAATCCAAGCATAAGGCATTTTATGAATAGCACCAAACTTTTTAAAACAAGAAGCAATATAATCTAAATCATTTGAAGAATCTAATGTCTTATATCTTTCTCTTAATGACGCTAATGGTAATGAATTCAAGAATAAATAAGCCGCTTGGATATATGGGTATTTATCATTTCTTCTCCAATTATAAACACCATTCTGTATTGCATTAATAAAATACGGAGTATTAAGTATTGATGTAATTGTTTGAGTTGATAAACTAAGTGTTGGTGAAATGTAATTAACATAACCCTCTGTTGGTACAAAATCAGATACCTCTCTACCTTTAAAGAACGCATCCAATCCAACAATATTATTTAAACTTGGTGTTGTTGGATTTAAATATGAAAAGTTGGTAACAGGTCGGTTTGTTGTTTTATTATAAACACTGGTAAAATTGGCAATAACATTTCTCTCATCAAATACTGTCATTACATTTTTAGTATCATACACTAATTCACCTTTACTAAGATTACTTGAACTCATATTGTTTTCAACCCAAGAAGGATTAGTAAACGGATATGTGTCAACAACCAAAGGAGTATTTGAAGCGTTTTTAACCAATTGAGTTAATGCCTCAGAACTTGGTGATTCTTGAGGGATTTTACCTAAATCTTTTATACTAAGAATATTAAACGAATTTTCTGTGAGATTTTTAATATAAGGTGTTACAAATAAATCTCTACTAAATTCTTGATAAGACCTACCAGTTCCATCATTTGATATTGATTGTAAAAACAAATCATAACTTGGTTCACTTAAATTCCAGTTTTTTAATTTGAATGTAATATACGGTGAACTAATTCCAAGACCTAAAACAATATTATTAGTCTCTGTTTCAATATTTAAGTTAATTAATTGATTACGTTGATTTTGGTTTGCTCTAATAAATCCAGAATAGTTTGAGGTTAAGAATTGTCTTTCCCATATTTCATAGAAAAATTTAACTTCTTCTTTATTGGCATAAGCAAGACCAATTGAAGGAAATTCAATTGCATTTATATTAATTACCTTAGTTGTCTGTCCATTGTCGGTTGGTGGTTGAACAATAGGAGGATTAAACTTTTGAGTTAAACCTCTCATAAACTCTTCAACAAATTCAACCTCAGGCCATTTTTCATACAAATAACCTTTAGTAACTCCAACAACAGATGGGTCACCAATATATTTTAATTGAAATCTTCCTTTTTTATCATCAGGAGTTTCAACAAAAAATTGAGGCCAAGGATAAACAGGTATTTGTGAATTGGCATAATTTGAATTATTATTTAATGCAGTTGGAGCAACAGGAACATTACCACGAGTGTCGGTTCCTTGTGCCGCAGTTTGATTATTTATAATTACTTCTTTTCTAACTGGGTCATACTTAACATTCCAAGCGTTGGTATGTACATCATCAAGTAATCTAATAAACCCTTCTGCCGATGCCATAACAACCGCACAAATATTTCTAACACTAGGTTTAAATCCAATACCTGTATCTGAGTTTTCAATTTTTCTTGCCAAATCTGCCGATATAACAGTTTCATATTCCGATAGTTTTTTGTTGGCCTCAGTTTCAATTTGTGATATTGTTCTATCAAATTTATCCTCACCATCAAAAACATACAACGGTTCGTTAATTTTTGAAACTTTAGATGGGTTTTGTTGAGTTCCTTTAGTTGTTTCTTGAAAAGGTCTTAAAATATCTTCAATATATTTTTTTATATTAACTAAGTCTTCATTAGTTGGAGAAGTAATTCCAGTTTGTTCTTGAAGTGTCTTTAACAAATCAACACTTTCAAAATCAATATCAATAGTAAACATACCATATACAATACTATTTTTAATTGGGGATAAACCTTTTTTACCTAAAACAGGATTTGATGCCAATAAATCATTATACTCCTTTATTTGACCATTTAATAAACTTTTTGCCGTTTCTCTAACTTGAGCATTTGCTGGTGTTAAATATTGGTTTTTAAATGTATAAACATATTGACCTGTAACCAAAACAATTGGTTTTGGGTTCATATATGTTTTAAACCAAGAATTAGAAGCTCCTCTAATTTGATTGAAATATGCTGATAGAACATCTTTATATTGTCTAATATCAGTTAAAGGTTGAACATTAGCCGGAGGATAAGAAGCAATAATTGATTTTTCAAAATTACTAAGTTTACTCATTAATTGAGCAACCGTTAACTCAGGGAAGTCCTCAGGAATTAATTTTTTGGCTTTATATTCACTATAAACCTCAACTATTTTTTCATAACCTCTTTCCGATACTATTTGTGTTACAACATTATCTTGGCTATTTGTTGGTTCTGAAACTCTAACACCTAAAGCAGATGAATTTTTTCCTAACTCTAATGTTCCTGTCGGTCTCGAAACATCATATCTTGTACTATACATATGTGGTGTCGCCAACAAGTTCCCAATAGAAATTTCATTAAGAATATTAAACTTATATCCAACAAACTCTAATCTAACTTGGTAGTTACCACTGAATGAGTTATAACTAGCGTTAAATGTTCTAAGATTTAATTGGTATTTAATGGCTTGACCATAATAACCTTTAAGGGTTAAATAAAACGGACAATATGGTAAATTAAAAAAGGCTGCGTAAGGTGAACTATTACCTAATTGAAATAATGCTCTACCTTGAATATCCTCCAATAAAATTGTTACAGTAGGAATAAATGAAGTGTTTGTACTGACCTCAATTGAGGTTATACCCAATAAACCACTATCAACAACTTTCCCTTCTTCAACAGGTGACATTTTCTTATAAGCTTGGTTATTTGGACCAATTATTGTCTCCTCCTTTAGTTGATTAACACCTTTTTGATTTATAGAATCTTTACCAGTTAATTCATCATAATAACCAGTACTTAAGTAAGTTCCTTCTGTTGGTCTTAAGAAATTCATCTTAGCAACTGAAATGGTTCTAATTCTATCTTCGGGACTACCACCAACAGATAATTTTGTTCTTGGTACAACTTCAGCCTCTAAATTGGCATACATAACCAAATTTTCGTGGTCAACCAATCTTTCCGCAATATTACCAAACGCATCAATTGTTTTGTTAGGGTCAACAACAATTATGTTGTTGTAATCAAAATCAACCAATATGTTTCCACTGTTATCTCCTGGTCTGTTACCTGCCATAATAATAAAAATAATTATCCAACGCCGCTTTATAGTCTTGTAATGATGGTAGTAATGGATAAGGAATAATCAATACAGCACCATCATATATATTATTTTCAAGTCCACCAAATTGAGGATTACCTTGTAATATCAACCAACCAAAATATGGTGAGTTATAATATTCTTGTGATATAATATCTAATCTACTTTGAGCAACTTTATAAATGTAATTTTTATCTGTGGTTTTTTGTGGCAAGTCAACAAAGGGGACAACAGTTTGTTCTCCATTAATTAAAAATTCACTATATCTGTTATAATATTGAAATGCCATTATAATAGTTTTGTTTTAGACACATAAGTTAATGGTGAAACTGCATCATTCCAAGTTTTAGTAATAGTATTTAAATTACCAAATTGACCTAACCCTTTAATCAATGTTATTTGATTTTCACTATTAGCGTTTTCTGTTGTATAAGTAAACACTCGTTTTTTACCTTTAGTATAAGGAGTAAACTTTAAAAACGGAACCAATTCTTCCTTTTCTTTTTTATCAATTATTCCCCTTGTAATTTTATTTTCCTTTTCAAAATTTGGTTTTGTTTGTGTTATCCAATATTCATCAAACGCATCCACCAATTTTTTTCCATTATTTCCAATTAAGTCAACATTACTAATAATATTACCAATTAATGCATTTCTAAATGTTTCTTGTTTTTTTGAATCAATAACGTCATTTGACATTAACATATAAACTCTTCTTAATGATAAATTCTTGTTAGTAAATACCTCTGTTTGGAATGGATTAAAAACATCTTTTGTTTTAATTTTTGTAGAATTAGGAAACACTAATGGCCCCGAATAACCCTCAAAAGTAGTCTCAGTAATTATTGCTTCATTAAACGCATAAATACTTTCACCAATTTTTTTTATATCGTTTTTTAATTCTTCTAGTGTTGTTGAAACACCTGAAGTAGTATCAACATCACTAGTTCCAGAAGTAATGTATGTTGTTATTTGTCCATTCTTTTTGGCAAATCCATCGGTACCAGTATCTGTAAATCCCGGAACTTCATAAATAATTGTATTAATTCTTGATAATTTTGGAATATAAACTTGTTGAGCGTTTACCATTCCTTGAGTTATCATAGTTACAGGATTTTGATATACACCTTTTTTCTCTTGCAAGAATTTAACATAATTGTCTTTAACTTGACGAATAACTTTATTTGAAAAACTAAACTTTTTTTCATTTAAAAATTGAATGAACCCTTCATCATCACCTTTAACATCCGCAATTAAATCTGAAAATATTTCGTCAATTCTTTTTTCAACATTGTATGGTTTTCCAAATAGTTCTACGTTTGAAGGTGTGGGCGTTAAATCCAAGGCAAATTCTCCATCTTTATAAGTTCTTTCTAACATCCATTGTTGTCTTAAAGCATTATTATATTGATTAACACATTCTCTATTTTTATTAACAACATTTGTGAAATATGTTTGAGTATCCGTAATTAAATCATCCATAAAAGTTTGATAACTTGTTGTACCTGAAACAATATCTCCAGAATTAACCGTTGTTATTATTGTACCAACCGTCGATTCATTTGTTTGACCTTGATTAGGTAATGCGTCGTTAAGTGTTGGAGGTGGAATATTTTTATTAGCATCTAAAATTTGTTTATCAATAACCTTATAACTATCATCTGTTGGTGTTGCTCTATCGTCATAAATTTCAGTATTAGCATAATAGTTAAATGTTAACGCATTCTGTAATTTATCAACCGATTCTTTTAATCCACTACCACCAACAAAGTTAAATCCCATAGTAACAATGGCAATCATAGGTTGAACACCAATACCTTCAGGATTAATATCTAACTCTTCATAGGTAAATCCTAAACTTGTTGGAATAATTTTTGTATTATAAAAGTCACCAATTCTTAATACTAAAACAGGAGGTGCTCCAAAAGACGTGTTTGTGGCGTTGTTGTATTCTAAAACATCTTTTCCACCAACAGATTTAACTGTAGGTATTGTATCTCCAGGTCTCATACATTGTTGTAAGAATGTAAGTCTAGAATTTAATCCTTCAGGTGTCATTGAGTGAAAAGCCGGTTGGAAAAACTTTAATTTTTCTTTTAAGTTATCATAAACCATCGGAGTTTCTTCTTTTATTGTTTCAAAATAATCACACTCAGATAATAATGCCCTTAATACTCTTTTACTAATATTATCTCTAACAACAACTTTTTGTTCTAAAACATTCTGAGTAACCGTCTTAGTTACAACATTACCAACGGTAACATCTGTTTTTGCTTGTTGGGCCTCCGATGGTGGTTTATTTAAATCAGACTTAATACTTGAAATAAACGCTCTTCTACACGCCATAGCATTTGTTGAAAATATTTTTTCTGTTGGAGACAAACTATCAGCATCGTTATCTGTACAGTTAACTTTTTCACCACTAATAAATTTTTTTTCAAGGTCAAATTTTTGAACTTGGGACACGACTTCACCTTCAGCAACTCTTGTAAATAACAATCTTGATTCTTCTACAAATTGTTTTATTTCAGTTTTTCCAGTCATATATGTTATTGCAGAATCAATACGTCTTTCCGATAACTTTTTATTATAATCTTTTTTTGCTGGTGCTGAAGCACTACCAGCTATTGTTATTGTAACCGTTCCCGGATAATTAGACATTTGAGTTTTTAACTCATTTATAAAATCATCAATCTTATCTTTGTTTGGTTTAATTACCGATTGAAAAAAGTTTGTTGTTTGAGCGACAACACTATTTGGACCATAAGTTCCTTCTCTACTAATATATGGTGTATACGTGTCCTCATAATTAACACCAAGTTGTGTTGGAATATCATTATCAAAATAAAACCCTAAATCATTATATGCCATTATTTTATTATTAGCATCTGTAACACCGGCAGTTCCTTGAGCCACCGCATCTATATTACCAACAGTCTTCACAGCATATTCAACAGATTCTTTTGATAATTCTTTTGAAGTAATGGCTTGTTGAATTTGAAATAAATCATCTTGTTTTATTGTATAATATTTCTTAGCAAGTTCATATAAATCATATTTCCTACATCCCGCAAAGAACGATTCCAAAATACTATCGATTCTTACTTTATTGGTTTCATTATTTAAAACCTTGTTAACAATAACATTTAACGCTGACGGATGGTCAACAACAATTTTCCAAGTTAAAGTACCCGTTCTTGAAGTATTCTTATAAGTATAAATTGGTTCGGGTCTTCCCAAAAATTCATTAGCATTCCAGTTAGCATTAACACTTTCAGTAAACGTTAATGCATATGGAGGGAACCACATTACTCTACCACCGTTAGGTCCTCTTTCACAAACCGGCAAATCAGCAACCGCATAACCCGGAGCGTTTGACGTAGCCCAAGCCAAGTTCTCAATCGAGAACATATATTTCTTGGCATAACCATTATTATCATTTCCAATTAAGTTTGTCGAATCTTGACCACCTTCTTGTTTGTTTGGAGCAATATTAAGGTTATAGGTATTATCCAATACCGAATAAGAAAATCTTCTACCCTGTGTTGTAATACCATCAGTTTTTTGTAAGTCATTAAATTGAAGATATGGTGTATCTTTGGCAAAAACTCGGCAATATTCCGTACCAACTTCTTGTCCAATTGAACCGATGTATGAAAGAACTCTAGAACCCTTTGTAATCTCTTTATAACCATCGTGAAAGACCTTACTCACTTGGTCAATAGCATTACCTACATGTTGTAATCTTTTACCACCTTGAGGTTGGCTATCGATAATTCTTTGGGTGTCATCTAAAATTGAACCTTCACGATATACTCTATTTGTTGATTCAGTTGAGTTGTAAGATGAGGGCTTAAAGTCTTCATCTTGATTAAAGATTGCTCCACCAAGACCAACTTTTTTACCGGCATTACCTTTATACTTTGGAGAAACCCAAGTAAATCCACCCTCAATACCACCACCATTACTATATGTAGGACCATTAGCGCCAAGTCTAACTTCTTGTGAAGGACCTTCATAAAGTTGAGCAAGTTCTTGTGGTCCATAGACCGGCATTTGTTGTTCCTGACCATAGGTATTTACAGGTAAATCTCCTGATGGAGAAAATACTCTTGACGGGTCAGAGGTAATAGAACCTACATAGTAATCACTATTATTGGTTGTTGAACCAACAATCGCCCCGCCCAATCTGTCAAATAAAGTTCTATCAAAACTTGGTTTATATTTGTTAAAATCAATATTACCAAATAAACGGGACTTTTGTCCACTACCCAAATTGTTATAAAACAATTGTGAACCTGTGGTATTTGCTCCCAATAAACCAGTTAATAATTTTCCAACGGTAGATTGTCTATAGGCGTTCTGTAATTGTTGAATTGTTGTTGGTTGACCTGGATTAATACTTGGGTCAAAATATGAACCAGGAATTGTAGATACAGGTAAAATACTACCAGCAAGTCTTAAAGCAAAATCACTAGCAGCAAGAATTGGATTTGAAGAAATTGTAATCTTATAGTTAGGTTCAATTAAAGGAACTCTACCGGTTACAAGACTTAAAATGTCTGTTCCACTTCTTACGTTGAATATGTTGGCTCTTCCAATTGTGTCTTGAAGTATTTGTGCTGCGATTCGAGCTTGAAAATCTTTTCTTAAGTTTTCAGCACCCATTCTTGCAATATACGAATCTTGACTTAACAGACCATCACTACCTTGTGGGTCTTTAAATAATAAGATTGATACGGGAGAATAACTTGAAGGGACGAATAATGATGGATTAAAATTATTTGAATACGGTTGTCCGTTTCCTTGTCTATCTTGGTCAGGTGTAACTGAATTAAACGTTCCAATTGCGTTTGCGGCATCTAACCCCTGTCCAACACCAGCATAAGCATTTAATGGTTTCCAAGCCGGTGAAATGTTTCCAATACCCTTATCCGAAGCAATAAACGATTCATCAACAATATTGGCATCTTGATAACCATATTCCCCCTCGTTTGATTTACTATTAAGTAATCCGTTAGGGTCGGGGGCTTGTCTATAACCACCATCATTTCCATATTGATTTAAGGGAAATAATTTGTTGGCTAAAGAAGGTTCGTCAATAAGTTGGTCAGGACTATCAATAACAGAATAATCTGATTGACTATACTCAAAATTAATAGGTGGCGTAAACTTACTAGGAGATTTACTATAAGGTTGTAAATTCCTTTTAGTAAGCCTTTTTAAGAAGTTTTCAATATTAATTAAATCTAAAGGACTTGTCGCCATCTATGTTTTATTTATAAATAGATTGATGGTATTTTTTTTTATTCTTTTGTTCCCTTAATTTCTGTTGGAGCGACTTGTTTTGTCATTTTTACAATTTGTTTTATGAAACTTTCACTATTAACCAAATTGGTTAGTGTTTTGTTTAAATATTCAACACTAACACCAGGAGGAGCATCAATTTTAATTGTTATTACACCACCTACACCAACTGTTTGAGGTGTACTTTTAACATATTCTTGAACTTTACTTATTGCATCAATTTGTCTTGCTCTTGCACCACTAGCACCAAATACTGAAGCACCATCAATCTCAGGGATTTTTTTAACTTTAGTTTTAACTGCTCCAACTTTACCTGTATCAATCACTTTTTTGAATTCTTCCATTGCTGACTTGAAAGATTTTTCTGTTGACGAAGTACCTGTAGTTTTACTAATTATATTAGTTAAAATATTAGAAGTTTTATCTGAAATATATTCGGGTAAATCAATAAACTTTGTTTCTAATATTTTAAATTGCGTATTAAAAGTTTGTTCACTAATTTCTCCTGATTGTGTTTTTGTAATTAAAGATTGAAGTGCTCGTATTGATTCATCAACAAACTTACTTACCTCTTTTGTTTCAGGACCAGCATTACTAATTTCTCTTGAAACTGTTCTCACAATGTTTTCTAAACCCACAACATTAGACACAACCTCTTTTGCACCAGCGGTACCATATCTCATTTGATTTAACATACCTAATGTATTTGCCGCCACCTCTGTCATTTCGTGTAATTGATTTCTTTGAATAGCCTCAACAGTTTTTGGAGTTTCTTTTTGTAGTTTGATTAATTCATCAAACTCTTCTTGGTTAAGATTTTGTAATTCTTTTTTGGTATTGTCTTTTAAGTTAACCTCATACGTTCCGCCTTCACCCATACTTGCAATATTTGCCAAAAGTATCTTATCATTTTCATTATCAAAATTAATACTTGGATTTATAGCAGATAATCGAGTATCTAAATCTGCCGCAGCTAAAGCACTTTTAGTTAACTGTTGATAAGAAATACCAGTTAAATCTTCCATTTCTTTCAAACTTAAAATACCTGCCGCACTTATTTTAAATGAATTTGTTTCTTTACTAAAACTAACAAATTTTTGTGTTGCTTTAATTATACTATCTTGTAATGCTCCAGGGTCATTAATTGCATCATTCATCAATTTAAATGGGTCTCCTAAACTACCAACGGCAAGTCCTAATCTTTGAAATCCTGCTGCCATTGCAATAGCACCTTCAGGTCTTAAAACTTTATCCGCAAAAACAGCGGTTTCGTTCATATCAAATCTTAACATTGATGCTTGTGCAGCCATTTTGGTCAACCCTTGAACACCATCATTAAAATTAAATCGATTCATTAACTGTAAATTTTCAGTAACTTCTTTAGTTACAATTCTAGCATTTAAACCTAAACTTTGAACATACTTTATTGAATCCTCAACATTATCACCAATTTGAGAAACCTCATATCCCGCTTCAGCAAAATTCTTAGTTAATGCAAGTGCATTTGTTTGTAATATTTCTGATGATGCATATAATTCTGAAACTTGGTCTACAGTAGCAATTACATTTCTTCGAGAACCCTCAGCAATTCCTTCCATTGTTTTAGTAACATCCATAATGCCACCACCAAGCTTAGTTATTGATGCAACTGAAGAACTAATTGCAATTTGCATTTCCTCAATTCGAACTCTTCCTCCAAGAAATGCTTGGTTAAGACTTTGAGCTTCAATTTTCATATTAGAAATTGCATTAAAAACACTTTCCAAAGGTTTTTCTATTTCCGTATATAAATTGAGAATATCTTCTAAATCTTTTTTTTCATCTTCTGCTGCCATAATTTAATTTCTCGTTACCTATAAATAGAAGAAGGACTAATTTTTTAGTCCTTCTTATTATTTTCAACCCATTTATCTAACAAATATTTTCTCATAAAAACGGGCATTACCATAAAATCTTGATACGTTATTTTCATTAACGTATTTAAGTAATAAAACTCATCAAGTTGTCCTTGTCTATAATCCGAAGAAAGGACGAAAAAAGTCAACCCCAAAACCGACGTTAACTGTCAGTTGTTCTCCTGATGGGGCTATTACTACTCTCGACATATCGAGCTTGGGTTCATTATCATCCATAAACTTACGATAAGTTTTAGAATCAAAAATTGGCATTGATTCAACAAACTTCGAAATTTCGGTTTTATCTGTTGTTCCATTTACCTCAACAATTTCCTTATTCATTCTCCAAGTCACTCTTGGTACAACACGTCCTTGAGGATATGTTTCAGCCATTCTGGATAACTCCGTAATTTCACCATAAGATAATGGTTTAGCTTTGATAGTTGCTTGGGATTTAGGTAAATTAATTGAAAAAGTACCATCTTCTGATGGTTGTTGTCCATTAACAATTGAAAGTTGGTCTAATAAAACATTTGCTTGAAATGGTTTTTTAGTTACCGGGTCGGTAAGATTTAATAAAATTTCAGGTCCAAAAGCTGTGTTTCTTAAAAAGATAAGAATTGCCTCAACATCACCTTCAATTAAATCTTCTACTCTAATATCGGGTTCATATATTTTTGACCTCAATAAATTAAGAGTTAAATCTTTTGCACCACCCATTAAAATATTTTCATCGGCAGCGGTAAGATATCCCACCTTAATTGATTTCTTTTTATTTTTATAAAAAATACCTTGTGAAGGTAATGGTACCACATCATGTGGTAATGTAAAATTTTGTTGACCGTAGTCGTTTGATTGTTGATTGTCCATATAAAAAAATAACCGTAAAGTTTAGCTTTACGGTTAAATATAGTTAGTATTGTTTTTTAATAAATAGTAATTAGTAAACTAATACACATCTATCCATTCTTAACGATGCTGAGATTGTTGCTAAAGCATCTTGAGAATATGATAATGCGTTAAAGTTAACGTCAGTTAAGAATGTTCCATAAAGAATCCACTTCTCAACAACAACACCCGTTGGGTCTAACATCTCCAAGTCAATATCTTTTTTATAACCCGCAGCATAACCCATACGTCCTGTAACTGATTCAGCGTGTAAACGTACCCACTCCATCAATGCTTGTGACGCTGAAGGACCAATTGGGTCTCTAAACGTGACAGCTAATGGTTGCCAATTGAATCTTCCTGCAACATATGTTGAAGTATTTAGGAAAGGGATTTCTGTTGCAACGATTGTTATGTGTGGTCTCGCAGCAGTTTCTACGAACCATTCATTTATACCCAAACTTGATGGAAACCTTAAGATGAAACGATTCTGACGTTTTGGTTCATAAGGAACCGGCATTTTCATTAATAAATCAGCCATATTATTTTAATTTTTATTATTTTATTTATTCTTATAAATATTAGTTAGTTAAAAATATTTCTATTTACTTTTTTTTATATAGAATTATTCATTATATATAATTTCTAGTACTAATATATATTCTAGTTTATTTATATTCTTTCTTAATTCCTCCTGATGTAGAATAAGTCTTTACTATATTATCTGGTTTTTTATTAAAATGTTTACTCATTAATTCAACATTTCTTAAATCGTCATCTGAAAAACCAATAGATAACTTATTAGGGACAAATTTGTTGGACACATCATTTTTGAGGAAAGCTCTCTTATTTAAGACACCCGCCATCGCTTTAATATAATCCACAAAACCTTCCATCGCTTTGACTTTCGCAACCTCAGGGTTGGCAGCACCTTCTTCGTCTCCAAAAGAAACGGGGTGGTATTTGTTAAGTTCCAAATACGTTTT